CGCCGAACGTGAGATGTTAAGTAGAGCTGAATGGTGGGAAGCTAGAGGCAACAAACGTTTAGCAAAAGAGTATATAGAAGCTATCGCTGATATGAAGAGCGTTACCAGCGGTAACAAGACTTTAGTTGAAGAAGATTATCAAGATAATTGATATCCTTAGAGATTTTTTTGGCCATAAAGTAGTAGATTATTCTTCTATTTGTTCTTATAATGTATGTAAGAAATGAGGAGATATGATTATGAAAATGTTAAATAAAGTTGCTGCTTCTACTACCCCTCGCTGGGACATGATGATGGAAATTAAAAAGATGCAAGTCACTTTAGATCGCATGTACGGGGATTTGCAGAGCATGAATGGAACTGCCGTAGAAACGGAAGCAATGCGTGGAGCGATTACTAATTTGAATTACGCGTTGTTGAAATTGAATAACAATCGTACTGCGGAGGCTACAAAAAATGTTGCGTAATATTGATGTACCAGGTGCAAAGGAAATCTTTGCCAAGCAGGACGAGCTGTTGGCTACGTTCTGGATGAACAAGGGTTGGGTCAAAGCTCTTACAGCTATTCATGAAAGTGTTAAAGAAGACTATGTAAAAGAGAAGATGCGTAAGTTACGTGCATCAACGTCTTATGATCGAAGTGCTGCTGCTTACTATGCCGAGCACGGAACAGTAGGAGAGTTTTGATGCTGGTTTATTCCTCATCAGATGAGTCTCTAGTCAAAGAGATGAAAGGTCTTAACTGGTCTGAGGAGCTTATTCAAAAATATCTGTCCTATAAGTCAAAGCGTGAACGAGTAGTTAAGAACGGGCGCGCCGGTTTTAAAGATAGTGAGCAGTCTAAATTGTATGGTGCTGAACACGATTGGGCTGTTCATTTAAGAGAAGCGGGTATCTCCTGGAGAACCTTTCGCTCTCTGGAGGAAGCTCAAAAGCGCACTAACGACATTACTAAGTCAAAGCTTTGGGGAGAGCTAACGTCTGATAAGGGACATAAACGAGTAACCATCATTCCTAAGAAAAATATTAAGAACCCTGCTTATGCTGGTATGTGTTATGGAAGTACAATTCAGCTAGATAACTCATGCGGTATGGATGAGCTGACACTGGTTCATGAATTGGCTCATTCAGCAGGTAACATGCATCATGGGTTGACTTTTCGTCAGGATCATGTTAAACTAGTATCCAGATTCATCGGAAGAGATGCTGCAAAGCTTTTGAAGCGTACTTATCGAGAGCATGGTTTGAAGATGAACGTAAAGAAAAAGATCAAGACTCCTCAAGAGTGGTTGATCTCTTACGAAAAAATGATGACTTTAAGAGGTGATATATAATGAGTATATTTACTCGTGACGGATTGTTAGAAGATCTCCGTGAAAGCAAATGCGTAGTCAGCTTCACTAAAGTAGATGGTGATCAGAGAGTGATGTATTGTACGCTTCGTGATGATGATATTCCACAAGACAAGAAGCCTAAATCTTATTCATTTACTCATGATAGTGTTATTAGAACGTTTGATCTTAAGAAACAAGCCTGGCGTTCATTTAGAGTTGAAAATGTTATTTCAATTCATAAAAATCCTTCACCGGAAGTTATTGAAAATTTAGTATGATTGACTACAAGACCAAGAAGAAAAAAAAGAAGCCTATGTCGGAAGAGCAGCGTAAGGCTGCTGCTGAAAGGCTTGCTAAGGCTCGTGAAGCCAAAGGTCCTGCAAAGCTAGCTAATATTCCTGATAACATTAAAGTATTAGATGATGAGCATCCTCTTTCACTTAAAAATACGAGACATAACATTCGAGTAAATAAACAGCGATTAGCTAACATTAAAAACCATAAAAACTCTAAAGTAGCTAGTGAACGCGCTTTGTATATTAATCTTGAGACATACATTAAGAATCTTGAAGCGTATCTCCGTACTGGTACATACTATGACTTCTTTTACGGGGAGAATCAAGAGAGTCAGATTATTTCTAAATGTGTTTGGCCATCTTACGATGAAAATGGAGAGATTAAAAGATGTTATGGAGTTTTTTACGAGGATATTGCTAAAATATGGAAGGGGTAAATAATTCATCTAACTTCTTAACAAAGTCAAAGTTTTCTCAGATGGTAGAGGTTACAGTTAGAGATAAAAATATGTCATATATGGATGCTGTCATTTATATCTGTGAAGAGAACAAGCTGGAAATAGAGGATTGTAAGAAGTACTTGTCGAATATCGTTAAAGATAAAATTGAAGTAGAAGCTATGAAGCTTAATTTTTTACCTAGTCAAAACACTTTACCAATTGATTAATAAATACAGTTGCATTCAGCCATGAGTGCAGATACAATTAAAATATACAATTAGATACAAATAGATACGAGGAAATACTATGTCGTTTGAAAACTTAAAGCGTAACCGCACCGACCTTTCTAAGCTTTTATCAGCTGCACAGGACTCTGGTCCAGGTGAACAGAAGGGTAATCCTAATCAAGATGAACGATTTTGGCAGCCTACACGGGATAAAGCTGGCAATGGTTACGCAGTAGTACGTTTTCTTCCAACAGCAGAAGGAAACGATCTCCCCTGGGTACGGTACTGGGATCATGCTTTCAAAGGACCTACAGGTCAATGGTATATCGAAAAGTCTTTGACTTCTATCGGTCAACCAGACCCTCTAGGAGAAATGAATAGTAAGCTTTGGAACTCTGGTAACGAAGCAGATAAGCAAACTGTTCGCGAACGTAAGCGTAATTTACGATATGTCGCTAACGTCCTTATCCTTCAAGATCCTGCTGCTCCAGAAAATGAAGGTCAAGTAAGACTCTATCGCTTTGGTAAGAAGATCTTCGATAAGTTGATGGATTCTATGCAGCCTCAGTTTCCTGGAGAAACTCCGGTTAATCCTTTTGACTTCTGGGAAGGAGCTGATTTCCAAATTAAGATTCGTAAGGTTGACGGCTATCCTAACTATGATGCATCTTCGTTTAAGGCTCAAGAAGCATTGTTTGAAGGAGATGATTCTAAGTTAGAGGCGGTATATGATAAGCTTTATAACTTGAATGAGTTTGTTGATCCAGCTAACTATAAGACCTATGATGAGTTAAAATCTCGTCTGCAGATTGTACTTGGTGAATCAGCTCCTCGTACGGTTCAAGAGACTGTAGCTTTGGATACAACTGCTGAACCTGCTCCTCTTAAAGCAGCAGAGCCTCCAAAAGTCGCTGAGTCTTCTGTAACAGAAGATGAGGATGATACTATGGCTTACTTTGCTAAGTTAGCTCAGGAAGATTAATTATAAGATATAGCAAACGGGTTCGTTGAGCCCACATGCTGATCTGCAGTAATTAATGCACTCTGGGACTGATCAATACTAGTTGTACTTGCATCGACTTGTGGAGCTAGTACAGTCCCAGCTCCTGGTTGGTTTAGAGCTCCTGCAGGTCCATATTGATCGCTAAATTCATCTAACATTCCACTAGACGTAGGTAAAGGTCTTAACATTTCTTTTATCACCGTGGGATTATCAGCGTTCATACCTCTTAACTGTCTTAGTATAGCATCATCGTAAGCAGGCTCAGGACGATCATCAGCTCCGAAGGCATTTTTAAAGAAGCTTCCAATTGAATCATACACAGGTACACCAGCCGCTTCTGCTACGTCTGCGGCTAATAATGCAAACCCTAAACCAGGTATAAAGCGAAGTACTCCTTTACCAGCGATCTTTGCAACTTTTCCTCCACCTTTTAAAATATCATCTAAAACGCTTCCGATTCCGGTTTTTCCTTTAGGTGTAGGAATAGAAGGTGGCTTAGTATATCTTCCTGTAGAAGGATCTCTGTAACGCTTGGTTCCATCCGGACCTACTTCTTCTATGGGAGTAGGAGGTGTGACTGGTTTTGGCTTAGTATTAGGTTTTTTATCATTGCCAACGTCATCTGGTAAATTATTTCTTTTCAAGAAGTCTTTTATTTTATTTCTCATTAAGTAAGCAGCGCCTAGTAATCCGCCTACTGCACCTGTTAGAGCTTCGCCGACAGGGCCTAGTTGCTCACCCATATAATCCATGGCTGTTCCCAGACCCGTTAGGGTTATACCTAGAGCTCTTACTTTACCTTTACCTAAGAGGGCTAGCGGAACACCGATTAATTGAGCTATTTCACCCATGCTTTCAGCGAACTTAGTCATATCACCTTCCATTAGACCTATAACACCGTCTAACGCATCATTAACTGTCTTAGTTACATCTGATAGAGTAGGTACGTATATACCTAGATCTTCAAATAGAGTGCCTAGGAATGGTAATTTACCAGCAACTTGTTCGCCAATCTCTTTTATCTTAGCAATAGATTCTTCATTAAGAACTGCTCCAACAGCTGCGCCGATCAAGCCAAATTTTATTCCAAATAAACCAGCAATAGATCCGACTTGAATTGCTCGTCTTGCCGCTTGAGCTAATTCAGCATCCCCTCCACCACTTTCAATATAATCACCAACAGCATCAGCCAAGTAAGTACCAGCCAGTAAAAGAAGACCCCCTTTACCAACTTTCATTAAACCACCGATTAAAGAACCCATAAAGCCGCTATTTGCTGCTAAGTCTCTTAAACCAAAGCCTAATGTTCCAGCCAATCCTAAAGAAGGTAACCCGAAGCCACCTTCAGATGGCTGCTTCTTTTTATTTCTTTCGTATTCTTCTTCTCTTCTACTTAAAGTCAGACCTAACTTATCTGCAAGCGTACTGATACCATCCTGGGTGTTTTCTGTATTTTTATTTACAGAATCCAGAAGATTATTCTGTTCTTGTAGCGTTTTGTTTAGATCTGCTAGTGTAGCCATTTATTGTCTCAAACTTTCTAATTGTTGTTGCTCTTTGAGCTCTTTTAAATGATTTAGTAATAATGACAAATAAACTTCTCTCTCCCAAGGTATCAAATTTTCTACTTCACTTAACGAATAATGAAAATGCTGTATAAGCTGAAAATTTGTTACGTAATAATTCTCTAATGTTTCATGAGAGAGATTTACGAAAAAAAATCATTTAATCCTTCTAACTCTAATATATTTTTTGTACCACAATTTTTACATGGATATTCTTCTTTATGATACATTTTAGGTATATTTTTTACAAAATCGGTTACTTTATCAAACTGCTCTGAAGTCAGACTGTTTAAAAATTCTTCTATTTCTTCTTTAGATTCATCTGCTACCAGAAGATTATCATCTTCTGTCATAATGGATTCCATACAAGCAATAACAGTGTTAAGTAGAATTTCTGTAGCTGTGTTACTATCGTCTAGTACTCCTGTATGAATAAAATCATTATAAGATGGATATTTCATCTTTAAGGTAATATCTGAAGTAAGCTCTATAGTCATTTTTGCTTTAGGGTCCACTTCGATAAAAATTTCTTCTAAGTTTACTGCTAAAGGATTTTCAGCTTCACACTCTTTACATGTAGCAATAATGGTTGCAGTCTCTCCTACTGATTTTGATCTAATTTGAGAGAACATATAATCAGCATCAAAAGTAGCTAGGTTAGCAACGTCAAGATCTTGAGTACAATTTTCTATACTCGTTAAAAGTGCACTCATGATCTGTTTAGGGTCTTGAGATTCCTGTGACATTAACAATACTTTTTGTTCCTTGACAAGAAAAGGTCTAAATTTAATTTCCTTTCCTGTAGATGGAATTTTCATTCTATATTGTGGTGATTCATTCAGTCTAGGTAATGCCATAATTCATCCTTTATGTAAATAATCTATTAGTAATCGTTCCAATTGCAGTATTAGCTAATCCACCCAGGAATCCTGGTGCACCAGATCCTTCTCCTCTCCAGTTAGTAAATGCAAATGATACATTTAGCTGAACAAGTCCGTCAAGTTCGTTATTTAAGTCTATAGCATTTACTGATTTAGGAAATGCATCAAATAGTTTTACTTTATAAACGGATGGTCCTCCAAATATTCCTCCAAATGCTTCATCGAGAGTATCTCCTAAGAAGTTTTGTATCTGAGGTCTTAAATCAAAAGGACCAACTTTAGGTACCTTATTAACAAACCTGTTTATTGGAGAGTTAAAACCTTTCTTTAGCTGAGCTATATTAAAGTCTTTTTTGTATTCTCTAGAATATCCTAGTTCATAAGTATTTTGATTAAGAGCCAAACTTTGCCAAGTCTCAAAATATACTCTGATACCATAATCGTTTAAACAAAGAAACTGCATATTAATTTCCCCGTTTAAGAAACCGTATGCCATTTCTTCTTTTATTTGACCAATCTCTTTAGTTCTAGATAATGTTTGACGCCCAGGTATCTGAACCCCTGAGCAGACTAGGTTTACTTCAGAAGAGGCTGCTCCAGGTATCGAAGGTAGACTAACTTTAAATAAGTTAGTTCTAGCTACTCCTCCCTTACTGGAAATAACACCTTTTAATTGTTCTATGCTAGCCATTTATTTTCCTTCTAGAATCTGCATATACTGTACCTGAAGATGCGCCACTCCACTGAGCTGTAGGTAAAAATGTAGCTACTTCCCATTCAGGTCTATCTACTAACGCAAATCTACTTTTTACATGATTAAGTAAGTAATGTTTAATCATAGGCTTTACAAACTTTCCAGGCACTGTACCATCGCCAAGTATAGCATCTAACACTTTGGCTCTGAGCGTAGTAGGGAGATAGTGAAGATTTAATCCGTAAAAACCACCCTTCGCTTTACCGTACATAATAATTAAAGGAAATTTATCGTAATAAGGGAGCTTGTCCTTTGTCTTAGGATCGTACATAAACATGTACATATTTCCTAAAGGATCCTTTTGAACAGTATCTCTTAACTTTACCAGTTCATCATTCAAAGCTGTTCTAGGACCAACCCTTCCAAGCTGACCAGCTTTAGTTCTGAACCAACGCATAGACTCTTTCGATCTAGGAGTTATACCTTTACGAAATGCCTCTTGCTCTAATTTACTAAACAAGTTACTCATAGACAGTATTTATCGTGTTTTCTTAACATTTTTCTTTCTAGTCATGCTTTTCATAATACCCAATTGTTTCAAAGTGTTTTCTGTCCAAACCTGAAATTTAAAACCATTTTCTTTAGCGAAATTATTAGCCGCTTCCCACTTGTTTTGATTCTTCACATAAGTGGTAGCTTCTTTAATATAACGCTTAGAGCGATTAGGATTTTTAGGAGGCCTAGTTTCCCTATCAGGTTTTATTTCTATAAGGAACTTATCTCCCTTTTTAGTTTCAAGATAAAGATCTACAAAGTATCTGTGATATTTTTTATCAACATCATAAAAGTAAGGGATAACTATTTCTTCTGATCCCCACTGTATTATATCAGAACTTTCATCACACCACTTAAAACAAAGTTTTTCCCAATGAGAGCGATAAACTACATTATCTGGGTCACCTTTGTATTTGGATCTGTTCTTTACTCTATATCTTCCAGAATAAGCCAAGAATCACCTATAAATACTTCAAACATATTTCTATTTATGGAATTAAAATGGCTCTA